AAAGTTATCTCCTGTACCACCTTTACTGATAAGCATTTCAATATGAAGAGTTGTACCCTTCAGAATATTACTATTACTTTCGAACTCCCATACAAAATCTCCACCTGTTGAAACAGTTTTGTTCGATATTGATTGAAAGTAAATCGCCCTTCCTGTTGTATCTGTTCCAGCATAAATAGTGTACTCAAACGTATCTTCTGGAGCAATTGGTTCTTCCGAGATTACCCGTATTTGGTAGATACTAACATCCTGTGTTATCGTAGTATCTAGTACAAAGTCAATAGAACCGCTACTGGCGGGAGCACCCCTTGGCTCGAAACCACCAGAACCATCGTCAATTGGTGCGCCAAACACATGCGCTGATGGATTTTCTATACCAACTTCTGTTCTATTTATTGATTGACGATGGTCGTGAATTACTGTTCCTACAGGATAACTATAATCTCCTGTTTCTAAATTAGTTATTGCAAGATTTGTTCCTGTACTAGACAAACGTATATGATCTTCTAGAAATAAACTACTTAATGTTGTCTGTACAGGAACTTTAGCAACAAGTCTATTTGCATCTTTGTCATAATACCATAATTCGTTTGGTACTTCATTTGTATCTCCAATTGATGCTGCTCCAGAGACACCTCCAATAGTAATAGTCATACTACACCCCCTGTGGAACGTCGCTAACAATGTCTGCGACTGTCATGTTATACATAACGAATGTGCAATTCGCCTCTGTCCCGCTATCTTGAAGTAATGGATACGTATCACCATCACCCATACGCCACCAATGCTTAGGCTTTGCTGATAGAGTGGTCAGGTTGAAAGGAGTGCCGTTGTTGTATATGTCGTCAGAGTTTGAACTTTGGTCACTATCCCATAGCGCGAATTCGTCAATATTTGCATTACGTAGTGAATTACCACTTACAAATCTACTCATTCTTGCGTTCTGCCCCACGATAGCTCCACTCCATCCGTAATTAGAGTGGCTGTTGTTTGTTGTTTGCGTTACGTTGTTTAGTTTTATTGTAAACCTACCATAGTAGTCATTCAGACTACCACTAGACGAACCCGTAGTACCTCCGTCATAACTAACTAGTATGTGCTGCCACGCCCCAGAGGTTAATGTTCCTGCTGGAGTCTGCAATCTCAAGTTATTATTATTAGACCCATACCTAAGACGTAACAACTTCCCGTTAGAAGAATTTATCTGGCGAAGTTCTATGTAACCGTCATTAGATATGTCGTTACTACCATAGTAAAATAGCACCTGACCTTGATTTTCAGATGAGGCTTTATACCACAAAGATATTGTCCAAGCGTCCCCGCTACCTGAGCCGTTGCTTGATCTACCTAGGACATGTTCTAGTTGTGAAGCGTTTGCGCCAGCCCAATCTTGATTAGAGAATTTTACACTTTTAGTGTTAGCAAAAGGTGGTGTACTAACAGTAAGTACGATGATCTCACTATCCTCTCCGTTGTAATTAATAGCCTTAACGGGAATGTTGTAAGTACCTGCGGCTAGTGAACTACCACCTATGATTTTCCTGTTGTTACCGTCCACCGTAGCAATGCCTGAGACGTTAGAGAAGTCCCACTCATAACTTACTCCGTAGTCCGCTGTAAGTTCGTAGTTCAGAGTCTCACCCTCTACCAAGCTGACGTTTAGGCTGCTAGTAATAACGGGCGTTTCACCCGTTGGCGTACCGCTAGTCACAAACTCTGCATTTAAAGCATTAACAGTTTCATCTGGATCTCCGCCATAACTACCACCGTTCTCATTAACAAACTCTGTAAATAGAGCCGAACTAACTATATCTATATTTCTTGCAAGGTCTCTAACTGAAATAGTGTCATCTGAGTGTTTTACAGCTTGTAAAGAGTTCGTAAATTGAGCACCATTGTCATCTTCTATAAAGATACTTCGCGCCTCGTCGTCTCTGTATAGTCTTATCATCTTACTACCACTCCTATAGCTGAACCCGCATTAACAGCAGTTCCCGCTGACGAGAGATTTATTTGCAGTGTTATCGGATTGTCTTTTGTGTTTAAGTCACCCATATAGATCATCTGCGGTACTAGTGAAAACCTATATAGAATGCCGCTACCGCTATCAAGCCTACCTAGTATGGTTTCTAGGGTGTAAGCGTTAATCCCTGCTCCTAGTTGATACCTGAGCTTTAAAAGTGCGTTGTTGGTCTGAGGTGTAACACTAAAATCATTACGTATAAAGCAATTATCACCAAGCTTTAAGCCCGAAAAATCAAACTGACCCGTTGATGTGTCCATTAATTGAGCAGCCCCAGTAGGAAGATAACCAAGATTAGTAGATGCACCCGCACCGTCATTTGTTAAAGTAGTCCACGTATTTGCAGGTAAAAATATCGGTGTTATTGCGGTTACTGAATCGTTATAGTCTGCAAAACCATTTTGTGCTCCCGATCCGCTACCATGATAACAACCTTCACCCATAATAATTGACATATTACACCTCCTGTACTGCTACAATAGCACCACGATCTTCTTGTGTAGAACGTACCCAGATTTTATCAGATCCGCTTTTAACTAGGGCCTCTGCACTAGATTTGTCAAGATTGGTGATAATTTTACCTTCTCTTTCTTCTATAGGTTCGCTTGAGCTTTCTTGTATGTTCACCCAAACTGTGCTAACATTCTGGACAGTGATAGAAGATCCAACTGCTATACCAGAAACTGTGTTGACATCTACCCACGTGTTAGGTGGAATATCAACAGTTATAACTTTAGCCATACTGTTTTCCTTTATAATAATAATGATAAGGGATAATGATTTGTTTTGAATTGTTGTGCAGGAATTGCACTATAGGAATGAAGCCCCAAGAAGGGGCTTTATAGGAATGGTTTTATTTACAAATTAATTATATCACTAATGTTAATTATTAGCAATCACCACAATCGTCGTCTTTTGTTAGAAATGAATCTCTAGGACCAGTTCTTCTGTATCTCATAGCATTAGGTTGTCTAACACCACTTATTTCACTAGCACCACCATCACGAATATTCTTGTCACGCTTGATCTTACAAATCTCGTCTTTACGAACACCACCGACTTTAACGCGATTAATAATACCTTTGGCAAGTTCTTCTTTACAGAATGGAAATGCCAACCAAGGAGCTTTAAGGTAATCTTCAAGCGCTTTTTCCCAATCAACACTCTTGTTGTAGCGATCAAGTTCTATTTCAGCTAAGCCTTCTTTCTCTTTCACCTTACCACCACCGCTTGAATCTTTAGCACTTTGACGAATAAGCCATTCGTATAAGCTAAGAACAGTGTTATGTAAGACAAGACACTCATTATCAGGATACACTTCTTGCCAAGCTAATATCCAGTATTCAATAACATCAGCAGGAATATCCTCTTCTGTTAATCCCATTGCCATGAGAATCTTTTTTATGATATCGTCCATATTACTTCTCCAAGTGAGAAGCGATCTCTGCTAACATTGATTCGAACTTTTGATTCTTTTTAACATCGATTCCAAGATCTTTCTTAGCAGCTAAATGTAGAGCTTTTTTACTACCAGTGATGTCATCAGGGTTGTTTAGAAGCTTATATTTTTCAAGAGGACTTTCTGCAACTGGATCTGGTGTCGCTTCGGGTTCAACCTGTTTTTCTTGCTTTTCTTCTGTGTTAAAGTAATCTTCAACTGAATACACATGATAAACCTCTCCACGACCAAAGCTGATTTGATGTAACAAGCTTAAACCTTCTTGTTGATTAATCACTGCTATAAACTTTTTAAAGTTGTCACAGGCAATCTCAGAGCCTTTCTTATCAATAACGTACAACCTACGAGGACCAGCAGAGTGCAAGCGTTCCACCATTTTATCAACATCTAATCCTTTTGTAAGACCAGCAATTGATTGTACCATTTCTTTTTTAGTTGTAAACTTTTTATAAAACTTCTTCATTATCATAACTCCGTAAGTTATTTTTCCATTCGGGAGATTAATCTAATATCCTTTACTAGATTTCAGGCAAATAAAAACCCGCACAAAGGCGGGTTTCTTATAAATGTATTATTAAGAGAACTTACCAGTTAACTCAATAACAAGGTCAGGGCGAGTGTTAACCATCAAGAACGATGTTTCTGACTCAACTTTGTATTGACGATCAAAACGATTCTCTTTATAGAACAAGTATAAATCTTGTCCCGCTGTGTTAGCGTACTCTGCGTCATCTGCAGGAGAGTAGTAAGCTCGGAACATTTCAGGCATACCTTGAGGTAGTACATATGCATTGTCAGCAGGGAAGTTACCAGAAAGGTCTTCAATGTAAGTTACACCTTTATGCTTGAACAAGCGAACAGAGTCACCTTCATTTTCCATACCTAAACGCTTACGTAGAGGATCTTGTTGTGATTCAAAATACTTGTAAGCTTCTTGAATTTCTGGGTGAGCAATGAAAGCAGAGAACCAGTTTTCACCACACATTGCAATAATGTTGTATGAAGCATGGCTGTCTGTACCATCTTGAGCTGAACGAATGATAGGACGACGAGCTTTTTCTTCAACTGTAGTACTTGGGTCAACTGCCGCTGCTGTAAAGTCTACTTCTTCACTTACCTTAGTGAAACCAAATTCAGCGTAGTAGTCGTAGTCTTGACCAATACCAGCACCTTCAAGACCAATACCTTGAATAGCTAAAGCCATTGCTTTTTCACGTAAAAGAGCATGGGAGCTACGAATACGTGCCATGACACGAGCAACCTCTGAAGTCACAGTTTTAGATGTATTACCTGTACCATACTCACGGAAGTTTTGAATATCTGCTGCTGTGATACTACGATCTAGCGGGAAGAAAGCAGTATTAAGGTTTTTAGTACGAGCATTCTCTGAAGTAACTTTGTTACGATCACCACCACGCTTACGTGATTGAATGTCAGCTAGTTTTTCTTGTACATATTCGATTTGAGCTGAAATAGTTGTGATGTTGTGGGTATCAAACAAGTTCATACCTGATACAAGAGACCATACTTTAGGAAAAAGTTGAATCTCATCAGTATAATCTACTAGAGTAAAATCTGTATTACGTGCGCTTGCCATTTTCTTATTATCCTTTTATTAACCAAGCACTTTATCAGTAACTTTGTTCATACCTGCTTTTTCAAAAGCTGCGATTGCTGATAGTTTGTTTGCAGCACTACCACTCTTAAGAGTGAACTTATCTTCTGCGATTGTGTGACCTCGACGAGCAACTACTAAAGTGTAATCACCAGCAGGTCGTTCACCATCATAACCTTCTGCTTGAGGATCGATTAAAACTGCGTCAC